TTCATCTCTTGGATAAAATTTAAATTCAAAGTTAAAAGACCTAAAATCTGGAGATTTATACAACATTTCTAACATTGGATTTCTAACTGATCCTGTAAGTGCAGCTACTCCTAAAGCGGCAGTATTTTTACTACCGGTCAAATCACCAAGAACTGTACCGCCAAGTTGAGCACCTTCTCTATATAAAGCTTTACCTGCACTAGCACCACCCTTTAAAATTCCCTCTGCTGTTCCGCCACCTGCTTTATAAGCATCCATTGCAGCCTTACCTGCACCCAATACTTTACCACCAAGTTCATCACCAATACTTGGTGTTTCATAAGATTGTGAATAAGTATATGTAAGAGTATCTGGCATATACAATGCAATTGAGTCTGTGGTAAGAAATGTTGTTAGTCCAGCAAATACACTTCCACCTGTTACATTTTTAATTGAATTCTTAATAACAGCTTGAGTTTGAGCCGAATTACCACCAAAGATAACACTTGTTTGACCAAATAAATTATTAATACCACCAACAACACCACCAACAGCTGAGTCTAAGGCACTTGAAAAATTACTAAAAATTCCACCGGCACCACCTGTAACTCCACTTACACCATTGTTAACTTTGTTTAATAATTCTCCACCAACAGAGTTTCCTATATGAACGAGTGTTTTATTTGCTTTGGCTGCAGCATTTTGTATTTCACTTTGTAGAATACCTTTTGCTTTATTTTGTATATTATCTTGAAGATTTTTAAAACTTATATTACCACCTTCAAATTTAGCTGCACCTGAAGAACTTTGTCTTTGTTTGCGTATATAAATCATTAAATAATGGCCTTTATCACTACTGCCTATATCTAATGGAAATCTATAAGTGTTTTTAGTGAATTCACTACCAGCGAGAGATCCTAGAGGACCAGTTGCAAGAGAACCCCTTGCATCTACATTTTTATTAAATGAAATATCAGAGAATCCAAAGAGAGCCATATGTTTTTCCAAAAAGGTTGACTAGATAGTATTTATATGACATTCGGCAAAACTTATAAAGGATGGTTTAATCCAAGGCATCCCACCAAATATAAAGGTGATGCGGATAACATCGTCTATCGGTCAACATGGGAACGCAGGGTAATGAAATGGCTCGATGAACATCCGAATGTTCTCTGGTGGTCATCAGAAGAATTGGCAGTACCATACAAGTCTCCAATCGACAATAAAATGCACCGCTACTTTCCAGATTTCATCGCCAAGATGAGGTTAAAAGACGGCAAGGTAATGACTTATATTATTGAGGTAAAGCCCATGGCACAGACAAAGATGCCCATTCAGAAAAGGAAAACCAAAAGGTTTCTACAAGAGATGGCAACCTATGCGGTTAATCAGGAGAAATGGAGAGCTGCGGATATATTCTGTCAGGAACATGGGTGGAAGTTCCTCGTGGTAACGGAACAGGAGCTTGGATTACTATAACCTTATCTTTAAAGCGGAACACCGATACTTATAAGGTTTTGCTGCCAAAAAGCAGGTAATAATGGACTTTATTTTTGAGTATAAATAGAGTATGGCTTATTTACTAGAAAGAATCACTCAGCAGCTATCGGAAGAAGGTTTAGAACCAAGAACCAATGCAGCTAGAGAGTGGTTAAAAGCTAAGGTGAAGAATTTATCACCTCAGCGCACGGCGTTAATGAAAGACCGTGATAAGATAAAAAATAGGTCAATGTTGGGTTGTATGTATTTTTATTTTTATGACCCTAAGTTAAAGGATTCGTTGCCATATTACGATAGGTTCCCATTGGTTATACCAATTGAACGATACTCAGACGGTTTCTTAGGACTGAACTTGCACTATATCAGCCCAAAGCAACGAATTATCCTTTTAGACAAATTGAGTGTATTTTTAAATAATGATGACTACGATGAAACCACAAAGTTTCGTTTGAGGTATCACACACTTAAAAATGCCTCCAGAATTTTTGAAGGTACTCCTTGTATCAAGAGGTACCTCTACAAACACGTTGACAGTAGGTTCTTAGAGATACCTGCTGAAGAATGGGATATTGCTGCCTTAATTCCATATGAATATTTTATAGGCGCAACAAAAAATAAAGTTTACGCAGATTCTAGGAAAAAATTCTAATGTCTTTTTCACCACAATTATTTTTATCAAACATGAAGGCACATGATGGCCCAGCAAAGCCATCTAGGTTTGAAGTTATTCTTCCTATACCGCCATATATAAACAATTTTATTGGCAATTCAATCATTAATAAAATATTGAATTTTCCTAATTCTATTTTTAGTGATGTGTCAGATGCTATTAATACAGCGTTTGGTCGAGAAGGTCAAAAAGATGAATTTTCTAAAACATCTAATGCTGCTTTATCTAGGTATCTAGCACTTCAATGTGAAAATGCTGAATTTCCTGGTAAAACATTTCAGACGGCTGATGTTAAAATTTACGGACCAACTTTTAAAGTTCCATATCAAACACAATATCCTGATACAGCTTTAACATTTTTATGCACTAATGAATTTTATGAAAGAAAGTTGTTTGACCGCTGGATGGAAGCAATTATGCCAACAGACACAAATAACATGAGATTTCCAAAAGGTAATTTGTCAAGGTATATGTGTAATATTAAAATCATTCAGTATGATGATTTCATTAAACAGATTCATGCTATTGAATTGATTGATGCATTTCCTATTGGAATTGCTCCACAGCAATTGAGTTGGTCGGAAGATGGATTTCATCGTCTTACAATTCAATTTGCTTATCAGAAGTATCGCACCATATATGATGGTGAATATGATTTAGGCGCAGCAGGTGCAGCATTATTTGGAACCATTGGCGCAGGACTATTGCCTTTTGGCAAGGCTATTCCTAGAATTTTTTAATTATTAAGCGAGGTTATTATGTTACCAAAATTAGATATACCGACTTATACAGTCAAATTGATTTCAACAGGAAAAACTGTTCGTTATCGTCCTTTTCTTGTAAAAGAACAAAAATTATTTTTAATGGCTTCAGAAGCAGATGATGCTAAAGAAACTATTAATACAATTCGTCAAGTGTTAAAAAATTGTGTATTAGATGAAGTTGACATTGACAATCTTCCAACATTTGATTTAGAATACCTGTTCATGCATCTGCGAGCTAGGTCAGTAGAAGAAGTGGTTGAATTAAAATATAAATGTAATAATACCGTAAAAGATGAAAAAGGTGAAGATGCCAAATGTAATGGATCTGTTGCATTTAAATTAAATGTTCTTGAAGTTCAGCCAACAATTAATCCAGAGCATAATAATAAAATTCAACTAACTGAAAATCTTGGTTTATGTTTAAAATACCCAACTTTTGAAATGATTCAAAAGTATGAAACCATGAATGAAGATGAAATTATGATGAAAGTTTTAGTTGATTGTATAGATTACATTTATGATAAAGACCAAATTTATTATGCTAAAGATTCTACTAAAGAGGAGCTTGGTGAATTTGTAGATGACCTACAACAAAAAGATTTGGAAAAGATTAAAAAATTCTTTGATACAATGCCTGAAATTAAAAAGGATGTCCACTTCAAATGTCCAAAATGTGCATATGAAGAAGATATTGAGATTAAGGGCATCCAAAGTTTTTTCGTCTAATTTTTCGTTATGATACATTGAGTAACTACTATCAGACAAACTTTGCTTTAATGCAACACCACAAATATAGTTTGACTGAACTTGAAAATATGTTACCTTGGGAAAGAAATATCTACTTGGGACTTTTAATAAAGTACCTTGAAGAAGAAAGAGAACGCATTAAATTACAAAAACAAACTAGACGATAATGGCAACATTAAAAGAATTAATTAAAAAAAACCCAACTATAAAGTCATTAACAACCGCCTTTGATCCTAAAGAGATGAAAAAGAAGGCGGTTGAGGGTGCTTTTAGTGGAGAAGGAATACTTTCCGCTTATATAAGAGGTCAGCTTGGTGTTAAAGATAAAAAAGGAGCTACAGCTGAAAAAACTTCTTCTGGTGTAGCATCTCCTGAATTTACAAGTAATTTAAAATCTATCGCTGATAGTGCAATGTCTTTGCCTATGATTGCAAAGAATATGAAAGTTCTTGCTTTGAATATGATTAAACTTGCCGTAGCGGGCAAAGGTGGTAAAAAAGGCCGTCAATCTAAAGAAAAAGAAGAAGGTTCAGTCCAAGCCGAATATAAAAAAGACATGGACTTTTTTAAGGCTCAAGATGCTGAAGAAGCTAAAATAGAAGCGGAAAGAGCTAAAAGTAAAACTTCTCCAACTCCAATGAAAGAATCAAAAGAAGAAGATTCTAGTGGTCTATTAGGTGCAATATGGAACATTATTAAAACAGGACTTATAGCTGCTATAGCCTATATTTTTACTCCTGCAAATTTATTGAAGATTCTTGGTAAAGTGTTTATAATTGCAACGATATTTGCTTCACTATTTCAAGGCATTACGGATGCATTTAATAAATGGAAAGAAACTGGTTCAATTAAAGATGCTATTATTACAGGTCTAGGTAGCATCTTAGATTTCTTAACATTTGGTTTATTTGGTGAAGATAATGTAAAGAAAATGTTTAAAGCTGTTGAAGATTTTATTAATCCAATTATACAATCAATTTCAGAAACTATTACAGCAATTAAAGATTGGGTTGCAAACAATATTGGTATTCCTAAAATTGGATTTAAAGTATTAGGCAAAGAAGTTGCTATTGGTCCATGGTACCCATTTAAAAATGACCCAACAAGTGTAGAACCACAAAAAACACAAACTCCAGTTGTAGCTGATGTTAAGGGTGATTCATCAACACCAGCGGCCGCTGGCACAGAATCTAAATCTGGTAGTATGTCAGATTATTCAGCTGGCGCTAAAGCATTACAAGAAAAATATGGTAATGTATCAGCAAATGAATCATCACCAACATTTGAATTGCCTAAAGATGCTGCTGAAGCACAAAAATTAATTGTTGAACAAGCATCAAAAGTTCTTGGAATGCCCTTGCCTGATCCAGAGAAAATGGCAAAAGAAGGAACAACAGGAAGTCCTGAATTAGACAGAACAATTCAAGAGCAAATTGAAAGTGTAATAAAAGAAAAAAAATTAGAACCACAATCAACAACTGGTGGTGGTACCGGTGGAACAGTTTCAGCTGCAGGTGGTGGTGGCGGAGGTGGTGAAGTTTCAGCTGCAGGTGGCGGAAGCGGAAGTGAATCTATAACTCCTTCTCCTGCTGGAGCTGAACCATCAATGAGTGGTGAACAAATAGCAGGCGCTTCAACAGATATAGCTGAACAACAAAGAATGGAATCTGCTGCTGACGTGGGCAATCAAATGAATAATTCTTCTGTTACAAATAATTCAGGATCTGAAGGTAAAGAACCAAAACCACAAATTGCTGACGTTTATGATACTGAGTTTGCAAAACTTTTAGCCGCATAATATGTTAAACACATCTCCAACTCCAGAAAATTCTCCTGCAATTCAAGAAGATTCAGATACTCTTGTTAAAAGTATTGCTAAGAATTTTTTAAGACTTCCTGAGATTTCAAAAAATCTTCAGATAGCTAACATTCATCTTTCAAAGATGGTAAAGAAAACTGGTGCTCGTCCTACCACATATGGTGATGTTGCATTAGAAGAAGCTGAAGAAAAAATAAAAGCAGAAAAAGAACTTACAGCCAAAAAAGTAACACCTGTAAAAGAAGAAGGTGGAATTGGTTTAGGAAAAGGTATTTTAGCTGGAGCATTATTAAAAACTATTGGCCCTAAGAAAGTAATTAAACTAGCCAGTATTGTATTAAAGATAAAGACTTTTTTTAGTGCTACAAATATACTAAAGGTTATTGGTAAATTTGGATTGCCGTTAATGATATTTTCGGCATTATATGATGGATTTACCGCAGCATTTGATATGTGGAAAGAAACTGGTTCCATATGGGAATCATTTAAAGCCGGCGTTGGCGGTGTAGTTGAATGGCTGACATTTGGTTTAATTGATAAACAAATGGTCTCAGATTTTTATGATTGGGGATTAGGTGCAATTGAAAAGGTTCTTACCGCTGTTGCTAAGTTCTTTGGATTTGGTGATTTATTTACAGAAAAGTTTGCTAAAGTAAAAGATTTTTTAGGTGTTGGTATTAAACCAAAATCTAAGACTTTTACAATAGAAGAACCTCC